GTTACATGGTCCCACGATGGAACCATAGAGGGAATCTGGGATATGAACGGCAATGTCTGGGAATGGTGCATCGGCCTGCGTACCGTGAATGGCGAGATCCAGATCATTGAAGATAATAATGCTGCTGATCCGACCTGTGATCTTTCTGCAACATCGGCAGCATGGAAAGCAATTCGCGCAAGTGATGGAGCACTGGTAGATCCGGACGGAAACGGAACTACGCAGGGAACTGTAAAGTTGGATTACATCAACAGCAAATGGACTTACAGCACCACGATTGCACATACTACCGGAAGTTATGGATGTAACTTTAAAGATGTGACATGTGATGCAAGCATTGGAAACGCGGCAAAATTATTACTGCAGAGCCTGGCAATGCTTCCGGATCTGACGCTGACCGGAGACGGTATTGACGCAACTTACGGCAATGATTATTTCTATGAGAACAACAGCGAAGCGGAGCGGTGCCTGGGTCGTGGCGGCTACTGGCGCAGTGGCGGCGGCGCTGGGGTGTTCGCCTCGAACCTCAACTACCCTCGTTCTTATTCCAGCGCGAGCATTGGGGGCCGTTCCGCTTATATCGAATAACTGTACACCGCTTCCCGAATCACTGACCGCCGAGCGATAGCGAGGGCGGTTATCTTTTTGCAAGGCCGCGCATAAGCGCGGCTGATTTTTCAGGAAGAACTTGAGCACATATTGGTTATGAGGGCGGGTACGGGGACAAAGACGGAGGAGGCGAACGGAGCTTTGCAGGGATCTACACCACCGGCAGGAACCTATGAGCCTTTTCTACTCAAAGAGAAGATCGGTGACATGATTAAGTACGGGAGGCCATTAACAAAACAGTTTTCCCGGAGAGACCGGGATCTCGCGGATGAAATGCGTACCTCGATGCTGAAAATGTACCATCTGGCCGTTGAGCTGGAAAAGAAATACTACCGGAAGACAACGACACAGGAACTCGATGTGGAACTGGAGTGGCTGCGGCATCTGGTAAGAATGGCCGCAGACAAAGATTATAGCGGTGCAAAGTTCGCACCGCCGTTAAGCACACATCAATATGAGGTGTGGGCGAGATACAACAAGGAAATTGGTTGTCTGCTGGGCGGCTATATAAGCAGTCTCAGCAGATAGCTTTATTTCAGGGAACAGGCCATTACGGTGCCTGAATCGTGGCGGCAACTGGAACAATGGCGGCAACGCTGGGGTGTTCAACTCGAACCTCAACAACCCTCGTTCTAATTCCAACACGAACATTGGGGGCCGTTCCGCTTTTCGTCTTATTTTTGTGCGCATAAAATGTGCGGCGTACTGTGCCTGACATGTGGGCTGGTTGCTTACGGGCATCAACCGGAGCGCAGACTAAAAGGGGCTTGTTTCCTTTCCGGGAAACCGGAAAAAATAATTTTACTGCGAGGGCGGAAACGTCGCGCGCAGCACCGTAAAAGAAAGGCCAGCTATGAGCAATGAGCCAATAGAAATGAAAGTCATTCAGAACGCATGGCCTACGGTATGTAGTTTTGAATGGCTTTATCTGGCCAACACTCACGCACGCAGAGGAAAGAGATACCGGGCAGAGGTCATGGCATTTACCTCTATGCTTGAAGATAATCTTCTTCTGATCCAGCAGGGAATGATGGATCAAAGCTACATGCTGGGACCTTATCGGAAACTGTGGGTATATGTACCAAAGAAACGGCTTGTAATGGCACTTGCTTTTCCGGATCGGATCGTGCAGTGGAGTGTGTATCAATACCTGAATCCGATCTATGATAAATTGTTCATCGAAGATAGCTTCGCCTGCCGCGTCAATAAAGGCAGCCACAAGGCAGCGAAACGCCTGCAGTATTGGATGCGTCAGGTTGATCGAAAGCCGGGGCCGGGATGGTATTACCTGAAACTGGATATAAGCAAATATTTCTACAGGGTGAACCATGAGAAGCTGCTTGAGATCCTTTCACGCCGGATTAAAGACCCGGACTTGATGCAATTCCTGTGCGGCATCATAAACAGCAAGGCAGAACCATTCGGACTGCCACGCGGAAGAAAACCGCAAGATACGCCGCAGGAAGAATGGCTATACGATGTCGGTATGCCGATCGGCAATCTGACCTCACAACTTTTTGCCAATATTTACTTAAATGAGCTGGATCAATACTGTAAGCATGTATTAAGAATCCATTACTACATCCGGTACATGGATGATGTAATAATTCTTGCACCAGACAAAGAAACGCTGCATCGGTGGCACGCGGCAATCGAAAGATTTCTTCGAGAGGAGCTTATGCTGGATCTGAACGACAAGACAAGCATTCGGCCGGTAAGATCCGGTGTTGAGTTTGTAGGCGTGAGAATATGGACAACGCGCATGATTCTGCGGAAAAGCACAGTAAAACGGATCAAGAGAGAGGTTAAGAAAATCTGTGAGCTGTACGCAACTGGTAAGATGAGCCGGATCGACTTTAACCGGCGCGTAGCCAGTATTAGGGGGCTGTTGCAGCATACAGAGAGTACGAAACTGAAAATACGATTAAATGATATCTATTTGACCGAGATGGAAAAGGCAGGGGGTGAACCTTTGAGCAGTCATTTGCAGATCATAGCAGCCCTGGAAGAAGTGGCAGAAACGCAGGCGCATGTAATTAAAGCACTGTCTACGAGACTTGCAGAGCTGGGAGATACTGAAACCGGAAAAGACGAGATAGCAGAGGCAGACTACAAATACAGAGCGATCATCGGCGGTGATGAACTGCCAGACTAAGAGGAGACAACCATGACAAAAGAGGAATTTATTAACCAGATCGCGCCATACGCCAGGGCGGACATGGCAGCAAGCGGTGTCCTGGCATCTGTCACTATGGCACAAGCGATACTGGAAAGCGGATACGGGAATACGGATCTCGCCTTAAATGCCAACAATTTGTTTGGCATGAAATGTGTTCTTTCTGGAAATTCCTGGCCGGGGACCACCTGGGACGGCATAAGCAAATACGGAAAGTACACGAAAGAGGACGACGGAACCGGAAACCTGCAGGATGTATATGCGGAGTTCCGCAGCTATCCAAGCTACGTGGAAAGCATTGCAGATCACAGCGCATATCTGGTAGGCGCTATGAATGGCTGCATGAAACGGTATGCCGGTCTTTCTGGTGAGACAGATCCGAAAACAGCAATCACTATCATAAAATCAGGTGGATACGCGACCGATTCCAAGTACGTTGATAAGGTGATGGCTGTTATCCAGGAATGGAACCTTACACAATACGATACGGGAGGAGATAAGACCATGAAAGTATGCTTAGATGCCGGTCATTATGGCAAGTACAACAAAAGTCCATGCGACGCGAGATACTACGAAAGTGAGATGGTATGGAAACTGCACCTGATTCTTAAAAGCTACCTTGAGACGTATGGTATTCAGGTAATTACCACGCGCTCAGAACAGGAGAAGGATCTTGCACTTTACAGCCGAGGAGCTGCATCTGCGGGATGCGACTTATTCATTTCTCTGCATTCAAACGCCGTCGGAGCAGGAGTAAACGATACGATTGATTACCCGGTGTCATACTGTGCGATTGACGGCCGGGCGGATCAGGTGGGATCGGATCTGGCCGAGTGTGTTAAGACGGTCATGAATACATCTCAGAAAGCGCGTATTGAGCACCGGAAAGGATCGAACGGAGATTATTATGGAGTGATCCGCGGCGCGACCGCCGTAGGAACTCCAGGTCTGATCTTGGAACACTCTTTCCATACAAATTCCGCCGCGACCGCATGGCTTTTGAATGATGCTAACCTGGAAAAGCTTGCAAAAGCAGAAGCGAAGGTTATCGCATCCTGGCTGGGAGCTACCGGCCAGAAGGAAACAGGGTGGGTATCTGACGCGTTGGGAGAGCGGTTTTATTTAGATTCCGACCGTTATGTTACAAACGACTGGTATTATTATGATGGCAAGTGGTTCTGGTTTGATGGATCGGGGCACATGGTAACGAACACCTGGTATAAGTATAAAGACAAGTGGTACTATCTGGGAGAAGACGGAGCAATGTGTACTGGCCTGATTAACGATAAAGGCGAGTGGTACTATCTGGATCAGGAAGGACGCATGGTTACAGATGTGGTAATCCTGACACCGGATAAAGACGGTGCTTTAGAGTATCCGAAACTGGCAGAATAACGATCATTTATGATGGAGGATGATATCATGTTGAATTATTTAGCAAATAATCCAGGTACGGTCGCAGCCGTAATATCTGTCGTGGCAGCTCTTATTCTCGCGGTACGTGAAGGAAGCAAAGCTGTTATTGCGAAAGAAGTCTACGAGCTGGTATGTATCGCGGAAAGACAGATTACCGGCACCAAAAGGGGCCAGGAGAGAAAAGCAGCAGTTGTTAAGTGCTTACATAATATGCTTCCACCAGCATTGCGGCTTTTTATCACGGATGCAACGATTGACAATATGATTGAGACCGCCGTGAAGGAAATGAAAGCTGCGCTGCAGAAAGCATCTACAGAATCCAAAGATACGGCAGATCCGGAGGAGGACGAACATGAGTAAGGTAGCAAAAGGTATGCAGGCAGTAGGAAAACGGCTGTCCGTAATATTGAACGCTATTCTTCCGCTGGAAGCATTGTTTATTGAGGTGATGGAGGACTGATCGAATGGAAACGCTGATATCTGTGATTACTTCCGTGCTTGCCAGCACAGGAATTGTAACCCTGATCGTGAAGTTTATGATTGAGAGCGCCCTGAAAAAAGCCCAGGACAAAAAGAAACTGGAACAGGAGTGGAGGGAAACACGCTACAAATTGGACGACGAGTGGGAGCACGAAATCGGACGTGTCCTGTTCTGGATTCATCACGGTATCAAGCTGCATGAAAAGGCAGAACCACATGAATACTGGAATGGTGAGTTACAAAAGGCTATGGACGATATGAAGGAAACAGAGGAGCGCAAGAAAGATCTCAACCGTGAACAGCTTGCAGAAATAAATAAACACTAACCGATCCCCCCGGAGCTTGCAAGAAGTACTTGCAGGTTGCCGGGGGATTTTTTCGTCCATGATTGACAGGCGTAAAAATCAAAAGTAACATAAATGTAGACAATGACAAGGGGTTGCCCCGTACACTAATGAGGAGAAAAATAAAATATGGCGAATCGGAAAGGCAGTCATCAGTTGACATGGGCTGATCGGGTAAGCATTGAAGCATTATTAAAGGCCGGAATCTCTGTATCCAAGATTGCAATGCAATTAAAGGTACACAGAAGTACGATTTATAATGAGATCAAAAGGGGACAGTATGAGCATCTGAACAGTGACTACACAACAGAGATGCGGTACAGCCCGGACATAGCCCAGAAAAAAGCAGAAGAGAATCTGAAAGCCAGAGGAACGCAGCTCAAGATTGGAAATGATATTGCGTTTGCGAGTTATATTGAAAACAAGATAGTCGATGAAGACTATAGCCCTGCGGCGGTGCTGGGAGAATTAAAGGCACAGGGGAAAGAGAAACAGTTCTCCACGACAATCTGCGTCACTACGCTTTACAGCTACATCGACAAGGGCATATTTCTTCGCCTGACAAACAAAAATCTTCCGGTAAAGAAAAGAAGGAAACGGAAATATGGGAAAGTCACAAAGCGGCAGGCCAGGGCGGCGGCCGGGGACAGCATCGAGAAGCGACCGGACGAAATAGATACGAGAGAAGAATTTGGTCACTGGGAGATGGACAGCGTGATCGGAAAACGCGGAAAATCAAAAAACGCGCTCCTGGTGCTGACAGAGCGTAAAACCAGAGACGAGATTATCTTCAAGCTTCCGGAGCACACGGCAACAGAGGTTGTCAAAGCGGTGGATCGTCTGGAGCGGAAGTGGGGCGGAATGTTCAAGAAGGTGTTTAAGACCATAACCGTAGACAACGGAAGCGAGTTTGCTTTCTGCGAAGAACTGGAGCGTTCTGTTTTGGGACCGGAAAAGCGAACGAAATTATATTATTGCCATCCTTATAGTAGCTGGGAACGTGGAACGAATGAGGTTACTAATAAGATGGTCCGCAGAAAAGTACCGAAAGGAACGAACTTCGACGGTAAGACGGACGAGGAGATTCAGCAGATCGAGAACTGGATCAATGGATACCCAAGGCGAATCCTAGGATACCGTACTGCCGGTGAACTGTTCAAAGAGGAAATACATAAATTACCTGCATAGCACATCTGAATAGATTCGTTCAGGCTGGCAGAAGTGGCAGCCTATTTGTTGTGCTAAAAATAACTCTTACGCTTTCTCTGTGCATATCCCACAAAACAATCGAATTAAAATCGACAAAATGACGAAAATGAAAAAGTGTTGAATTTAATATTGAAATTTCCAAAGCGGCAGACTGAAGCCATTTCAGTTTGCCGTTTTCGATTCTCTGTGTTATACTCGTAATACTGTTTTGCAGAACTGATCCGGCTATGCAGGATCAGTAAAAATTGATGAAAGAAATATATATTTCGAATAAAATCCAAGGAATTAATATATGGGAAAGTCATTATACATAGCTGAAAAACCGAGTGTGGCGCAGGAATTTGCCAACGCTTTGAAGTGCAATGGGCGCCGGAGCGACGGTTATATCGAGTCAGGAGATACGGTAGTAACCTGGTGTGTTGGACATCTTGTGACGATGAGCTATCCGGAAGCGTATGATCCGAAGCTCAAGCGGTGGAGCCTGCAGACGCTGCCGTTCCTTCCAAAAGAGTTCAAATATCAGGTCATTGACGGGGTGTCGAAGCAGTTCTCGATTGTCAAGCGTTTGCTGACCCGCGAAGATATCGACACGATCTACATCTGTACGGACTCCGGACGGGAAGGAGAGTATATCTATCGTCTGGTGGATCAGATGGCAGGCGTTCCGAAGGAGAAAGTCCGCAAACGTGTCTGGATCGATTCACAGACGGAGGAAGAGATCCTTCGCGGCATCCGGGAGGCGAAGGACTGGAGTGAATACGACAATCTGTCTTCCTCAGCCTATCTGCGCGCAAAAGAAGATTATCTGATGGGAATCAATTTCTCCCGCCTTCTTACCTTAAAATACGGTCCGACGATCTCAGCTTATATGAAGACGGATCGTACGGTGCTTTCCATCGGACGCGTGATGACCTGTGTTCTCGGCATGGTTGTGCGCAGGGAACGGGAGATTCGTGAGTTTGTGAAAACTCCGTTTTATCGCGTGATCGGTACGTTTGAATCCCAGGGGATGGACTTTGAGGGGGAATGGAGAGCGGTAGAAGGTTCGCGATATTTCCAGTCACCATATCTTTATAAGGAAAACGGATTCAAGGAACGAAAGTATGCCGAGCAGCTGATCGGAGAGCTTTCGCAGAATCAGCCGATGCTGGCTGTGCTTCAGAAGATGGAGCGGAAAAAAGAAGTGAAGAATCCGCCTCTGCTTTATAACCTTGCCGAACTCCAAAATGATTGCTCCAAGATGTTCAAGATCAGCCCGGATGAGACGCTGCGCGTGGTGCAGGAGCTTTATGAGAAGAAGCTAGTTACCTATCCCCGTACGGATGCCCGTGTGCTTTCGAGTGCGGTTGCAAAGGAGATAC